TCATCAGTCCATCCAGAGATCTGGATAACAGCAGCCTCAAGAGAGGTCTCATTCAAGTCAGCCGCCGTGGTGGGTTCGTTAGCGTTTGTACCGCCATCGACCAGGGGGTGACCATTACGAGAAGCGCCGGTATTACCTGAGAACAGAGTAACTCCATCACCGCCAAGATAGGAAGCGTTGAAGCCATTGTTCAGGACAGCGGCAGCTTTAGTCTGCTTGGTGTACGCCATAGCACGGGCAAGAGCCTTGGTATATCGGCTGGAAAGCGAATCGTAGAGGTTGTCCTCAACAGCTTCCTCAGTGATAGAGAATCCAAGAGCAATTGTCTCGTGGTTGTAGCGAGCCGTGAATACTTCCTGTGCGTTGTCATAAGCGATGGCAGAACCTTCGTTTTTGACGGGAGCGGCGGAGAAACCAGAAAGCTTGGTCTCTTCTTCGAACGAACGCTCGGAAGTTTCGGTTTCAAAAATCTCCTTATGCTCCTCGCCGTAGCGAGCATATTCAAGACCAAACAGAGCGTTCAGGCCAGGGAGGAGTTCTTTAAGTAGTTGTGCGCGTGAAATAGCCATTTGTTATCTCCTTATACGCCAGTAGCATTAAGATATTGATGCCCACCGGCTTGGCCTGTAGCACTAGGCGCATTCCACTTAACAATAGCTTCCGTGTAACCACCCGAAGCATTAACAGTCTCAGGGACCAAGTCAATGATGCGGATAGGCAGGGTTGCCGTTGTGTTTGTGGTATCCAAAATGGCAACTTTAGAATTACCAGTAGCCGTATTTCCAGCATTTTGGACAAGTGAAGCATTAGCACCGACATCAGAACGAGCAAGATCGCCAATAACTACGGTGCCGGACACCACAGCGACTTTATAAAGTTGATCGGGATCGTCGCAAACATAAGCAACAATATCCGAGGCAACAGTATCAGCCGGATAATATTGACGGAAGACCTTACCGAACGTGGGGTCCGTGTAAGAACAACCAAGGAAAACACCAACCGGAGTAGCGGTAGCAGTACCAGCGTCCTTCTCCAGAGTTCCACCCGTTACAAGCTTAACGACATCACCAAAGAAAATGTTGGTGTTATAAGCTGAAGCGATAGGAATCTGACGAGTAGCACCGGCAAATACCTGACCGCCGATCAGATTGATCGGGAGTAGCCCGTAAGGGGCATTCACAGTAGGATAAGCCATTTTAAGACCTCGTTAAAAAAGTTAAATTCCTTTACCAAACGACGTTTTAGATTGCCGCTCTTTAAAGATTGGCATCCTCGGGTCGCTTTCTCTCATCAGGTTATTGTCTACAGACTCCATCTGAGCTTGGTTGCGCTTAGCAAAATACTCTGCTCGCTGCTGCACAAACTCCTCTGGTATCTTGCAGAGCAATAGGCCCTGGACCTCAATGTTGTCTTTGAATCGGCTGTTTTGATCAACCAAGAACTTAAACTGAGGCTGCTCCTCAATCCTTACCGGCTCCCAGCCCTCTCGGAATTTCGCTGACACATTTCGAGCATCAGATTGTCCGATAGTTGCAACCCGAATCCACCTATATAGGTAGCCAGGCTCTTTTACTGGTTGCGGCAGAACTTCTGGTCGCTGCCACTGCTTAGGTCTCTCGGTTTTTGAGCGAGATTCAAGTTCACGTGCAATTCTGTTTTCAGCCATGATTAAGCTCCCATCGTTTTAGCGTATTCCCTTGCATATTGCTCAGGAGTTAGTCCAAGTCGTTTGGCGATTGCCAATTGCGACTGTTTCAGCACGATCTTTTTGGGTCCCGTACTGCGCGACGCAGGTGCAACAACCGTAGCTGGTTTTTCTGTGCGTTGAGGTTTGGCCTCTACCGCTTCGTCGTCTTCCCCAAAATAATCAGGGAATCGTTTTCTCATGGTCTTATCGACCGTACTCCAATATTCGTCGGTGCCAATATAGCTAGCGCCGTTTTGTTTTTCTAACTTCTGATGCAGACCAAGCGCAGTTGCTGTCATTTCCTCATCTTGACCAAACCACGTATTCTGTTTGCGCCAGCCTTCCGTTTTTGGGTCAAGGCGAGGGGCTTGTGCCTGTACTTGCTGATTTTGTACACCACTATTTTCTTCTTGTAAAGGGGGTCTATACCCTTTTAATCTTTGAAGACGGTAACCAGCATTATTAAGCTTTTCCTGAGCTTCTACGATTTGGTCCGTATCACCCGAGTCATAAGCCTCCTTATAAGCCCGTTTTGCCATCTCCATCTCTAATTCAGCAGCGCTTGTAGCCGTTGAAATCAAAGATTTCTCACCTTCAGACAGCCTACCTTTGAGCTTTTTATTCTCTTCGACAAGCCTCTGAGCCAAATCTACAGCCTCTTGCTGCTCCCGCATAACACGCTCTTTTTCCCTGCGCTCGTCATGCCAGACCTTTTTCATCTGCTTGAGACGGTTTTTTACCTTCTCGGAATAATCTTCAAGCTCATCTTCCTCAAGCTCTTTGACCATTTCCTGCGGTAAAGGCTCACGCCCACGGTCTTTCTCTGGGGTATCGTCCTCTATCTCAAGCTCAAAATCCTTTTCCTGTTCTTCCGTAACTTCTTGTTCTTCAATATTTTTTTCTTCAGCCATGATTTACTCCCTAGTTGCGACTAATACCACGAGGATCTTCTACAACTCCCTCGACAGAATCATCGTTGATAATGCGGAACTCCCGCCCGTGAATCTTTACCCGTGTCCCTGCGTGTGGACGAACCAAAATAAAATCGCCTTCCTCGCACCAAGGCCCGGAGGGAAATCTAGCTTCGTCTTTATAACAATCAGGACCCATTTTCATAACAAAAAGAACCGTAGTTAATAGTTCTTCGTGCTGCCTTGTTATGTCAGCTTTAATTAATCCGCTGTCGTACTGGTCCTCAATCTGAGGAATGCCACAAAGAATGCGGTAACCAGACGGATCTGGTAGTTGTTTTGCTTTCTGTTCTGGCGTTTCGGGTAATACCGTTGCTTCGTTTGGATCGTTTGTAGACCCAATCAGGATTTCACTCATCAGATTTTTCCAGCCTTTCTGCCATTTCGGCAATTAAGTTGTTGGCAACTAATAATCCACGGATCACCCCACATGAAAACTGATATGCAGAGTGATCTTTAGCTTTGCCATCAGCTAAATCTTCCATAATGCGTTGGCGTTCTTCTTGCAGTTGTTTTGATAAATGCTGCAAAACGTCCATTTACTCTCCTTTTGGTTGTTGGGGCTGCATTGTTTCGCCCATTTTTAGCCCTAATTCCACCCCTTTAATTTGCTCATCAACAGCACGTGTAGCTGCGTCAAACTCTTGTTGAGTACGATCTTTGGCTATCTGAGCGCCAAGTCTCGCCCCTTCAATTTCAGCTTGGGTGGAAATACGTTGCTGTTCGATCTGCTGTTGTTGCATCTTAAGTTGTGCGTCCATCTGGTCTTTCTGGGCTTTGCGCTGTACTTCGGCTGCTTTAAGCTGAAGTTCTTGTTGCTGCATCTGCACAATTGGATCTTGTGCTGCCTGTTGCGCTTTCTGTTGAGCAAGCATGGCTTGATTGGCTTGTAGAAGCTTTTGGGCGCCAGCCGCAGCCAGACGAGAAATCTCGACCTCCATATCCTCTGGCATCTCTTCGTTAGGTGCTGGGTACGGTACACCAAGCTTTTCTTCGATGTTTTTGCGGTACTGGAATCCAAAATGCTCCATGATGTGGGCCATCATATTTGCCGCAATCTGCTGAGCTTTGGGATTTTGTTGCAGGATCTGCATGGTTACAGGGTCCTGAAGCATGGTCATGTGAACCGTAATATGCGCTGCATGATCTTGATAAATGAACGACTTGAGGGGCTTCTCATTGAGGGCGTCCATATTCTCTGATACCGGATCTTTTGGCTTAAGGTCATCTTCGATGGGTACTAACTTAGCGGCGTTACGAATCCCCAGCACTTCCAACATCTGGCGGTGCAGCAAAGGAAGGTCGTATAACTGAGGGGCGGATTGAGCTAGTTGGAGGGCGGCTTGGTACTGAACCACCTTCTGGGACATAGTTGCCGAGTTAGGGTCCGAGACCGGCGTGACCTCAACCATATCGTAGTCGGATCTCTTCGCACGAGGTGGACCCTCAACTGGTTCATAAGTGTAATCTTCGGGCGTGTAATCACGGATTATGTTCTTTAATAGCTTGAACTCTTGCTTCATGGCGTAATGAATACGGGCTTGAACCGCACTCATCACCTTGAGAGTTCTCTCTAATATGGCAAGAGTTGTCCCTACTGGGGACTGAGCCGACATGTCACTAACCTTAAGGTCAGCAGCAGAAGCAAAACGTCGGCCTTCCTCAACGATTGTCCCAAGCAGGGTATACAGAACTTGACTCGGCTCCTTATAGGGAAGAGTCATTATGTTGTCTTTGATCGTGCCAGAGGCTACGTCCACATCCCTGAACTCTGCTGGAGCAATCGGCGTATCGTCGCCTTTTACACGTAAACCCTTAGTCTTAAAGCCACCAGGCAGGTTAGAAAGAACACCAGCATCCACAAGCTGACGGAGAATTGACGTTCCTGACTTAGCAAAAGCCCCAATAAGGTGAATGAGGCCAAAACAGTAAAAACCAAATCCAGGTACATAGCCATAATGTACAAAGTGGTCCCTCTTTTGTTTGTTGGGGTCGTCCGGGCGGTAATTACGACGGATTGAAAGGACGGTTTCCGTGCCTTTTTCGATTGTCACGACATAAGGAAGTGCAATTCCTGTCTTTTTACCCTTCTCGTTCTTGTCTTCGTAGCCTGGCAAGTCTAAATATGTATGTATTTCAAGAAGTTTGTACCGATCATCCTGAGTTGCCTTGAACCCCATCTGCTCAGCGATCTTCTTCTCAACCTCGTCCAGCGTATCGACGGGATCATCCAACTCAACGTCCCGATAAAAGCCCATGACCTGCAATTTACGCAACTCATTCTTCGTTTTACGCATGACATGAGCTACACGCTCAGAGGTCTCTAGGCTGGATGCCCCATAAGGCACCACAATGTCTTCTGCTGGGACAAATAAAGAGACTTGACGCTCTAAATTGGGGTCGAAATAGACTTTTTTGAACGCATTACCAGATAAACCTAAGCCCCAGAGCATCCGCTCATGCTCAGGCCGGTACTCGACCATGACTTCCGTGAGCTGGTAGTTCATGTCTTCCTTGACGCGCTGGGCAGCTTCGACTTTATCCCTTGTTTCTTGGCCTAGGATAGAAGTCTTCACGGGACCCGCCGCAGGGAAGGTCTCCATGATTGTCTCGGACTGGAACTTTACAAGGGCTTCTGACAATAGTGGGTGATAAACACCACAAGCCCCAGGCCACGGCTCTGTACGGTCTTCAATCTTTAGACCAAGTAGCTCTAGCCCATCTACGTATGTCTGCACCCAGTCTTTACGGGAGTCAATATCCGAATCAAAGTCGCCTAATAGCTCTTCAGTGATCTCTGCAAGGGTATCCTCATCGAGCTTCTCGGCTAAGTTCTCATTGAACTCGTCGTCCATGTCTTCTTTCTCAAGCTCAATCTCAAGATCACCCATTTTTACACTGACGCTCTCTGGGTCTTCAATCTCGATCTCAATATCAGGCTCCATTGTGGTAATCATCTCTTCCATACCTACTGGGGCTTCGTAAAGTGCTTTATCAATTGCCATGACTTGTCCTTAATAGTAGCCAGCGTATCGGCGGCTCTTAAAATATGGGATTTCTTCCGGTTCGTCAGACGGTAGACGAATAAACCCACCCTGCCTAAATCTTAATAGAGCTTGAGTAGTAGAGTCTACCAAGTCATCGTTTGCCCCGCTTGGAAAATCGTTACATTCTTCAATGACATCCTTTGCCCAACGGTTAGGTGGTGCCCACACAATCCCAGATGAGAATAAATCTGATACTGCGTTAACTCTTGCTATCTTATCCTGTCCTTTGCCCGGTGTGAACTCACCTACAGGCACCCCCATGCGACGAAGTTCTTGGTAAAGAGCCGCACCGTTCGATTTTTTCTCCACAATAAACGAATCAGGCTCCCATTCTTTATACTCTTCAAACACCAACTGCTTTAATTCTGGAAATTCAAGTCGTTTTTTAATTGCGTTTAGCAGAATAATATTGTAGTTCTTGGTTTCTTCGTTATAAAAGACACCCCAAGTTGTTAGAGCATTATAGTCAGCACGATTATTTGCTTCTTGGGCAGCATCAAGTGACATAATTATATATTCGCAGTGGGGTGGGTCTTCTTCTTCCCAAATATTCCACCATTCACGTTTAATTAATGCGCCTTCTTCCGCAGTTGGGTTCTGCATATATTGGGCTTGCCAATATCTTGGGTCCATCCCAATACGTTTTCCCTCTAATTCTTCAAATGACCAAAATTCGGGCCATAATGGGGTTCCAGACGGTAAAATTGCTGGAAATTCAACGATTTCCCACTGATCTGCATCTTCGTTTTGAGTCATGTGATTGATTATCTGACCGGTTAAATCTAATTTACTCCACCGAGTCATAACAATAACGATAGCACCGCCAGGCATAAGACGTTGAAGAGGACCAGACTGAAACCACTCCCAAGCAGGTAAAAATACATCTGCTCTTCCTTGTCTAGCTTCTTGCTCAGAATGGGGATCGTCAATAATAAACAAATCAGCACCGCGTCCAGCCAAAGCGCCACCCACACCGATAGCAAAATATTCACCATTAAAGTTGGTACCCCACCTTGACGCCGATTTTGAATCCTGCTGTAATTCAATCTGTGGAAATATATCTCGGTAGCCATCCAAATTAACTAAGTTTCTAACCCTACGACCAAAATTAACAGCGAGATCCGCCGTATGCGACGCCATAATCACTTTTTTATGGGGGTATTTCCCCAAAAACCATGCCGGAGCGAGGTACGAAATAAGTTCGGACTTCCCGTGACGGGGCGCTATGTTGACTATTACACGTTTTTTCTTGCCGTTGGCGATGTCTTCAAAGATCTTCGCCAGTCTTTTATGATGCGGGCCAACTTTATAGCCCGGATATACATGATCGGCAAAGGCAAGTAGGTCGTTTTGACCCACTTTTAGCATCGTTTCCTTCTCCCATAGCTCTAAATCAGCCAAAGTCTCCCGTTTTTCATCGGCAGACATGAGCGGAAGGAGTGATTTAAGCCTCTGTATCTTCTCTGGAGTCAGCATCTGTAGCTTCAACGTCGATTACATCTTGAGGTTTGGCTCTTTCTGTAAGTCGTTCTAGCTTTTCTAACCGTTCAAGTAGGTCTTTTTCGACCTCATCAATCGGTTTTATCTTAATAATTGTCTCAGTTCTCTTCTTAAATGCATCCACGCCGTCTATTTCGCCAAGGGCTTTGACCGCCTGAATAGAATACTTAGGATCAGGGTTGGCAGATTGTTCTACTAACTTATTAACAACATAAAGTTTGTAGTCTGCCAGCTCTTTGACCAGCATCTGGTCATAGGACGCAACCATCCCCGCTAAGTAAGCAAGGGTTTCGTTACGGTAATTACCAAATTCAATCTGAGCTGCCGGGTTGTCAGCCATCTTTTTGGCTAACTCACGAGCTTCTTCTTTGTCTCGCTCTGTTGGTTCAATCTCTTTGCCTTGTAGATCAGCAATAAGTTTGATCGTACGGGCACGAACCTCTAGCTCTTCTTTGGACGACATGGGGGGCATAGCCTCTGTCGCGTTCTTCGGAAGTGGAATGTTGCTATCTATGTCAAGAACATATGTAGTCATGGGTCCCGAAAATACACCATGGAACCAAAAAAGACAAGGGGGGTGTTTTTATATTGGGGGGGAGTATTCGTACTTGACTAATTTAGTAAGGGGGTACCCCCCTGAAAGT